AAGGGTCAGTATCGTGGTGTGAGTATCCTGGATGGCCTTATCTTCAAATCAAATTTGGTATGGGTAGTTTGATTTCTATCTTATTCCAAGTACATAAGTTTGGATTTTCTATTGGTTTATTTGAACGCACTTGGAAATTATGAAGGAGCATTATGATAAATAATATGAAGGATTTTTAGACGACGATGAAGACATTCCAAGAATTTATGGTTGAATGTTATGATATTCAGGAAACATCACTGAATAGAATTCGTTCTAAGTCACAGAAAGGTGGAATGGCTATTCTTTCTGGACAGAGAGGAGATAAATCGTCCAAAGAAAATAAAGAAAGAAGCAAGAGAACAGAGAGGAGAATTAGAGGTGCTGGTCTTCCTGGTCCTACAAAAGTTTCTGGTAGATATACAGAGAATCCTGGAACACCTCAGGAGAAAAAGGTGGGAGAGAAGTCCCATGTAGTTTCTTCTGGTAAGATGGGCAAGAGGAAGTTCAAGAAGACAGTTGAGAAACTGGGCACAGAGGGTGGACTTAAACACAAAAAGAATGTAAAATCAGGTTCAAGCAAAGATGATCAGGACTCAGTATTAATCCAACGCAAGAAAGGTGGATCTGCTACACTTAAAGGAACTTCCAAAACATCTTGGCCAGGCAAGGGCAAGAATGTTAAAGTAGGGAAGATGAGACCAGGACGCACTGGTGAATTTGACACTAAAGTTAAGAACAAAACATTTACTTATGAGTAGAAAGAAAAAGTTTCCATGGCCACATCATATTGACGAAGAAACCAAAAGTGTCTCCGTCTATGTTGCTAGTGGGTATCCAACTGTCATGATTGTACCCAAGATGGTAAAAAAATACTTTCCTGGATATGAAAGCAGGTTGGTATCTAAAGATTGCTTTGATGAATTGATAAAAGGTAACGCACTGTGAACAACATCGAAGTCTTCTTTTACTTTGTTTGTTTTGCTGTCATTGCAGGTGCCGCATTTGCGATGATGTGGTCTAACATTCAGTCCATCAACGTGGAAATGAATAAACCAAAACCACGTCCACGTCATCCAGAGGCACCTGACCCAGGTGATGAAGTAATGTATGTAGATTTGACCAGAGAAAAACTGGAAAGTCTTTACAAAGAGGACCAAGATTGATATAGTAGGGAGGGAAACCTCCCTTTTTCTCTAAATAAATTTCAAAATGACATTTACAGTTTATTCACGCGACGGTTGTCCCTATTGCACAAAGGTAGCACAAGTGTTACAGTTGGCAGAGCTTAAACATGTAGTCTACAAACTGAACAGGGATTTTACCAGGGAAGAGTTTTATGAGAAGTTTGGGAAAGGTTCTACCTTCCCTCAAGTTCTTAAAGACAATACCCACCTTGGAGGATGCACTGACACTGTTAAGTACCTTAGGGAAGAAAAACTAGTCTAATGGAACAAAATCTCATCGACATCTACGATCTTGTTGAACACGCAATCGATCATGCATTTGATGGAAAAATGAACTTAAAGTTCTATGATTATTTGAAAGCGAGCAAGGTCAAGAAGTATGAGATTGATACATTTATTTCAAGTCCCACCACAAGTGAAATAGACAATCTGATTATTGACCTTGATGAATATCTCAAAGGTGGTGCTGATGACGAGCACAAACAACTGCGTGAAGGTTATGGTCATATCCCTAAACCTCAAGCACGAAAAATCAGAAACTACTTAGAAAGTTTCATAGAAGATGCAAAGAGGTATAGTGATGACCGAAGACCTGGGCGGCGAAAAAAGCAATCTAAATAAAGAAACTCCTGATATTAATCGAGGAGTGGAGTTATTGTTACGGAATAGGAGGAGAAAACCAGATCCACCCAAGACTTTTCAGATAAAGTTTGGAAACATGGTTTCTCTCTTTCGACGAGAGATTGTTTTTCACCTGAACTTTTATCTGGACATCAGGAAGAAATAGAACTCTGGGAGTAGAACAATGTTAGCAGTAACCCTGACGATCGGAACATTGGTTTCCGTAATGTGTTTTTTCGTAGGAGGTGTGGTAGGATGGTTAGCAAAGGATCATGTATACCAAACACAACCCGTCTATACTCATCCAGAGATGTTTGACGAAAACGGTAACATCCTCCCCGACGAAATTTTAGCAGTAAGATTTGAAAACGATTATGACTACGACGAAGACGAAGACAACGACTAGAAAGAAGTCAGCGCCAAGAACAACAGTGAAAGCAAAAACTCCTGAGAAACTTCCACCCAATCCTTTTGTCCATGAGATCCTTGAGGTCGTAGATAAACAGCGATCAAAAGCAAAGAAGGTAGAAGTGCTCAAGGAGTACCGTAACGACGCTCTGACTGCTGTTCTGATCTGGAACTACGATACTAGTGTTATCACGGTTCTGCCGCCCGGACAGGTGCCTTACAAGGAGAATGAAGTTCCTGTTGGAACTGACCACACAACTCTCCGTCGTGAGTGGAAGCACCTCTACAACTTCGTGAAGGGTGGTAATGACTCTCTCACAGCACTCCGCCGTGAGACTATGTTCATCCAAATGCTTGAGGGTCTGCATCCTGAGGAAGCAAAGATCCTGTGCCTCGTAAAGGACAAGCAACTTCAAACCAAGTACAAGATCACACAAGAGGTTGTGGCTGAGGCATTCCCTGACATTCGCTGGGGAGATCGTTCATGACCTCATCAGTCCAAGAAGAAACAAAGATGGCAGAGTTTAAAGAGGATACCCCCAAGCTTGTGCCATCTAACTATGGTTGTGAGATTCTGATTGAGAATGGCACCTGGGCACAGGTGTCAGAAAAAAACTTTCCTAATGATGCACGTATTGTCACTTACATTGTTGATGGTAAGAAGTGCTATGACCTTACACGCGGTCGTAAGACCGTTAATATCTTCGACATGTATTGGGACAAATACAAGCACGATCTGAAATCGATTGATTTTGGATATGGTAATATCAACCCTAAACTCTGGGGTAACAAACCAAAGAAAGATAAAAAGAAAAAATGAACGATGATGATCTTAAGGATCAAATCAATGAGTTGATCCGTGATGAAATCCAAGATGTTATCAATGAATACGTTGACACCAGGGACTCCACAAAACAGGGAGGACTTGGTTTTGTATCCAATGATGACGAAGGTGAGTTCAAGGTAAGTATTTCAAATGATGAGGTGAATAAACTTATTAAAGAATACAAGAAGATCAAAAAGAATCAAAAGTCTAACTTTTCTCAAATCAAAAAACTAGGTCTTGTTGACAAGTTTGGTAAACCACTCAGTTGACATACCTAGTAAATAGTATTATGATCACATCATGTATCGTTTAAATCATGTACAAACCATACTCACCTGAGTGGCACAGGTACAGATACCTGAAAGAAGCCATTGACAAATATCTGGATGACTACGTTGATAACGACGTGATTCGTGATGACATCCTGAGTATTCTTGGTGACAGATCTGAAGCAGCTTACGCTGAATTTAATAAGACTTCAGAGTTAGAGTCAAAACTGCGAAAGAACTAAAATGCTTTCTACCCAATACAGACTACGATTAGAGTTTATTTGTAAATGTATTGCGAATGGTGAAGAGGTAAAACTCGAAGATATGATTTGGGCTGAAAAACTCAGCAAGGCAAATACTACTGCAAGAGAATGGTTGCGTAAAGCACGTCGCCAAGCCAAAGGCATTGAGGAAGGAAGCACTGATGATTTTCTCAATAGGATGGGATTAGGAGACCCCGACCCATCCAATCATAAGAAGGGGTTTGATGGTGCTGATGAAATCGTTGATTGGTTCCAAAGAGATAAACCCGACGACTGGAGGCAACGTGACTGAAAAACAAGTTTCATGGTGGACACTGCATGAAGTTGCAGATGAACTAAATGCCACGTTGAGACACATTACCTGTGTAGATAGTAATGGTAGAAGGTATAAACGAGTTGTATTAGAATATGAAGAGGAGGAAGAGTAATGCAAGCATTGATTTATTCTAACGGCAGTCAAGAGTGCGAACGTGCAAAGATGCTGCTAGAAGCAGTGCATGAAGACACTAAAGAGTTCTTGCTTGGCGTTGACTTTAGTGATAGACAGTTCCGTGCTGAGTTTGGTGAGGATGCTGAGTATCCTCAGATCTCTCTTGGTCTCAACCACCGTGGCACATTAAAAGAGACTATCCAGTACATGTCTAATAAGGGCATGTTTTTGTAACAAACTGAACATTTTGTAGTGGTTGATACAAGTACTTGACTAAATAAAACATAGGGTTTATAATACCCATACGTTCATCCAATGCTATCACTCCTGTTGGCATTGACCTTAGCCCATCATGCAGACGACACACCTTATGGGTGGCACATGTCGTGTGAAAGGTTTCTACAGAGACGAACAGAGATCCAGTCAGATCCAAACCTTGACCTTAGGTCGAAGTTGAATCTAATAGGGTATCTAAAGTCGAAAGTAGAGGGACAATGTAGCGGAGTGTATACATAGGACGCAAGTAGGTCGCGGAACGGATCGTTCATCTCTTCGGAGACGCAAACGACTGAAGGAACGGAAACAACGGATCCTGGGAAACCAGAGAAGGTTAATTTTCCATTCTTTTAGGAGTACTACAATGAACACACTCAACCTCATCAAAAACCAAATCGAGAAAGCAGCAGCACTGCACGATGCTCAAATCAATATCACCAAATATCGTGGTGTTGAGTGCAAAGTGCATGAGGCACCTGAGGAAACTCACGGCACCTTCTGCTATCGTGGTCGCACTTACACCAAGTGAAATCATGGAAGCACTACAAATCGCTGGGATCGTATCCCTTTCGTCTGTAGCGTTTCTTAGTTTCATCTATGGGGAGTTAGTTCTTCTGCATAGAATGTGAGTTGCACCAAAACTGAATAAGTGTTAGAATGGGAGGGAAACCTCCCATTTTTTTTATGGAAAGAGAGAAACTCAAACTGATTGTGAGGAACTTAAAGTCTCTTGTCGATGCACTGGAGTCTGAGGTATACTCAAATGTAGATGCATACAAGACTAAGCAGGAGAACTTTGATGACCCTGCTGCATATTACATAACCGATTACGACGAAGTTTTTAATGACGATGATGGATACCCCGATTAAACTGATCAGTGTCACACCAGACGCAGAGAAGCACATGGCCTATTGTGCCCGTGTGTCGAATCCAAATAACCAGGAGAACGAAAAGTTCTCTGGTCT